CACAGCCCCGGGGAAGGCCGTGGCCCACTCAGAGCGGTCGGCGTCCGTGATGCCCTGCCAGCCGGATTCAGAAGACCACGACACGGCGGACTTCGCCGGCGAGCGAGACGGCTTTGCCGGCTTGCTCGTCGGAACCGGCGCAGCCGGTTGTATTTCTTCTCTCTTCTCCTCTCCTCTCCTCTCCTCTGGTACGCAATCTGTCACGCTGCCATGCGTACGGTTTGCGTACGTTCTGCGTACGGATTGCCGACGCTGCTCTAAAAGCCGCCTTTTTGCGGCATTTCCGAACCGGTCCTGCCAGCCTGGGATGGTGATCGTGTCGTCGGTAGACGTGAGCCAGCCGGCCCGCTCAACAGCGGACCAGAACTGCTCGTCACCGCCGGCCACCGTGGCGAGCATCGACCGAGGCACCCGGATGGTGCCGTCAGCCGTCACGTGCCACGCCCACGACCACAGGCGGACCATACGACCGACCACGACCTCAATAGGTTCGTGAGTCGTCGCGGCCACCTCGAGCACCTCGGGCTTCGTGCCGAGGTTGCAGTCAATGGGAATCCATTCACCAGCCACTAGGCACCTCCGGCACATCGTGCTGTTTGGAGCCCGTGATTTGCAGAAACTCACTGACCGGAACAAGCCTTCCGACCGTGACGTTTCTCTGCTTTCGCTTGTTCTGCTTGCGCTCTAAAAAACGATTCAGCCTTGGCCCAGCAGAACCGTCTGCGTACTGAACAAGCTCGTGCATCCATCTCCTAAGGTCTCCTATCGACACGGTGTAAAGCTTTCGGCTCTCAACAAAGAAATAAGCGAGCGTCGTTTCGGGGTGCAGTTCATAAAGCCAACCGCGGCACGGATCGCCGTAAAAGTCCGAGTGGGTTTCAACGAACACATGCGGGCTTGACCTTTGCTCGGCCTTTACATCTACAGCACGCTCGGTAATAAGCCCGCAGAAAAAGAAGTCGCCTCGCACGCGTTGTGAAAACTCGTCGTGAATGGGATACACCGCAGTCTTAGGTCCGCAAATGCTTTTGAGATACGGCACGACTTGTGAAATGCCGTACAGCTCAATGTCAGTTTCGCTTGCCGTGGCTTCCATGCCATTAACCCTTAGAAATGCAGACTCCAAACTGGCCGAATACCCGGCGGAACTTGGTGCCGTACTGAGCGCGAAAACAAAAATGCAGGAACGCCTGGCCTTGAAGCGGGTTCTTCGATGGCCGGTCTACGCTCCAAAAACTGATGCGTCCCAACGGAAAACAAACGTTGGACGATGCCCGCAGCAACCCTTGGAACCACTTAGTTTCGGTGCAGTTGTTCACTAGCACGATGGCCTGCTTTACTCGCTGAGCGTAAAACTCAGCGAGAAGCTTTTCGCTGAACTTGTCAATCGTTCCCTCGCCGTATGGCGGGTTCGTGTAAAGGCGGCCGTGCCACTCTTGAGCAAATCCATCCTGCTGCTCATCAAAAAACGTGGTGGCCTTGACGACCCGGTTTGCGTCTGCACAAGAGCATGGGTCAATATCGATGCCGCCCATTACCTCCCTGGCAGCGTTCGCGTAAATCTGCGGCGTGTACCACTCGCTGTTACCGCTGTTGTTTCTGAGGTGAGCCCCAAGGTGCAGGCGAACGGCTGCGGCCTGCGTGGGCTCGTCTTCGCTTTCACGGCACTCGGCCAGCCAAGACTCAAACGCAGACTCGTCGCAACGTGCGATATTCCTGCACCGATGGGCAACTATGTCCGTAACGCCGGAAACGTTTTCAGCGTGTAAGAGTTTTTTCCCGCGACCACCCTTGGACGCTGGCGGCAACATTTCGCCTATCTTTCGCTCGGCTCTCCTCTGGTACTCCATCGCCTGCAGCAAAACAGTTCTGTTTGCCTTTCGACGCCTAGCCCACAGTTCGATAGCCTTGGCCGTATCCGCGACGACCTTGGCCTCGTCTACGGTAGATGCGGCAGCCAACGGAGCCGCCAGCATCGCCAGCTTGTTAAGCGTGGCGACGTGGCTATCTGCTGCAGCACGTTGTCTCAATGCTCGGCTCATGCCACGGCCTCCGCGTCAAAGAGCGTCGTCTCGGTCTTCCGACCGCGGGCCGCCTCCTCCAAGTTCTTCACGGCCTGCCGGTAGTACGCCGGCTTCAGCTCAACGCCGATTGCCTTGCGTCCGTTAAGCACAGCACCGTAAGCCTCGCTGCCGACGCCCATGAAAGGCGTGAGAACCGTCTCGCCGGGCAGGCTCCGCAGATGCACGATCCGCTCAATCACGTCGAGTTGCAGCGGGTGCATGTGTCGCTCGTCATCGTCCTCGCGGGCCTGCTTGTAGGGCAACGTCCGCTCCAGGCGGATGTCATCCCAAAACGCCGATGCGTACTGCCGCCAGATCCAGTGCGAGTAGCGGTTCTCAATCTGCTTGCCTTTGTGCCCGCGATAGGAGAGCAACTCCGACGGAATCTCACGCTCGCCCGCATACTCGAGCAGTCCCGACGGATTGGCGACCGGCACCGGGTTGTCGCCGTCCTTGCGGAAGAGAAGCAGGCAATCCGCAGATGCCACGTCGCACAGGCTCGCGTCGGTCACGACTTGCTTGTGGGCGAGCCCCTTAGCCATCGTGCGGTTGCGGACGCCGAGCGGCTCCTTCCAAATGAAGTGACGGCACCAGAACCGCCAGCCGAGCGACTCGTGCAGGCGGATGATCTCGCCGGGAAAGTCGATCAGCCCGCCAGGCGAGCTCTTTCTCGGGATGTCCATGCAATGCACAGCCGACAGGCGGCCCGGCATCGTCACGCGATGGATCTCGCCGACAACAAAGGCGTAGTGGTCAAAGAACTCTTGATGACTGCGGCAGTTCGAGAGATCACGCTCGGAACTGGAGTAGTGGTAAAGGCACCCAGCACCATCCGCCGCGAACGGCGGCGAGTAGATCGAGAGATGTACCGACTCGTCGGGGATGCTCTGAAGCACCTCGCAGCAGTCGCCGTTGTAGATCGCGTAGTCGTCGGTGATTACTTGCTCGCTGACAGCCATGCCGGAATCCTTTCGCTATGAGGGAACGTCCTGCGGTGATCGACGGCCAGGGCGTTGCCCATGTGCCGCACAAGTGCTTCAAACATGCGGTCGGCACCGTCTGCTTTGCGGCGAAGATTGGCGAGCACGCCGACCTCTCCTTCCGTGGCGATGAGGTGAACATCAACCGGTTTCTTCTGGCCGAACCGCCAGCAGCGGCGAACGGCCTGGTAATACTGCTCCCAGGAGTGAGAGGCGAACGTCACGACGTTGTGACAGTGCTGCCAATTCAACCCAAAGCATCCGATTTTCGGCTTTGTGACGAGCCGCTTAATCTCGCCATTCTGGAACGCAAGAAGGATTTCCTCCTTCTCCTCTTCGCTCTGCGAACCGCTGACCTGCCGGCAGTCCCGCAGGATGCTTTCCAGCCGGTCACCTTCGTCGTTCAGGTGGCACCAGATGACAGACGCCCCGGCATGACCGTTTACGATCTGGGCCGCAGCGTCGCAGCGGTCCTCGAGGGTAATGCGTCGCTCTTCGCGTTGCTCCTGCAGGGACTCGGCTGGAAGGGAGAACAGCATGCCCGACCGGGTCTTGCTGCTGTGCACGACGTGCTCGTGCTCGCGGAGCGGCGGCAACACAAGCTTGCCGTCATCGAATCCCAGGTCGCTTGGCTTGCGGCACGCCCTAGCCCACGAGCAAACCCACCGCCAGAAAGGCTCCTCCGCATGACCGCGAAAGCGGTAGCTTTTGCGGCCCCAGCCGAGGTAGTCCTTGATGACATCCTCTTTGAAGAACCGAGAAAGCATGTCCTGATACCCTAGGTATCCGAGGGCTTCGCTGGACGTTCCAAGTTCGTGGTAGTCGTTTGGGGCAGCAGTCGCCGTGCACAGCAGGCGGTACGGAATCAGCCGCATAAACTCGGTGACGGCGGCTTTCGTTGCCCCGTCGAAGTTCTTCAAGATGCTCGACTCGTCGCACACCACGCCGCCGTAGTGGGCCTGGTCGTGATGATGCAGCCGTTCGTAGTTCGTCACGACGATGCCTGCGGTCGGCTTGCCACCGGATGACCGCGTGGCCTCGATGCCGAAACGCTCGGCCTCCGCGACCGTCTGATAGCTCACAGCCAGCGGCGTCAAAATGAGCGACGGCTTTCCGGTTTGCCGTCGGATGTTCTCTGCCCAGACGAGCTGCATGGGAGTCTTGCCCATGCCGCAGTCCGCGAAGATGGCGGCCCGGCCTTTTCGGCATGCCCACTCGACGAGGTTCCGCTGGTAGTCAAAAAGCCAATCAGGCATAAAGCCGGGCGTGAACCCGTGGTCGCCGTCCACCTGCTGCTTATCAGCTAGGAACTCGGTGTATGTCTTGCTGGTCGAAGCAATCATTTTGAACCCTCCTTGACTCGGAACTCAGCGCATCCGCACTTGCGGCACAGCGTGACGCTGGCAGGCCGTGATGCGTTGCAGCGGTTGCAAATGCGTTTCATGTCATTCCTTCCGTGGTGTATTGGCCGGGATACGCCCGGCACGGTCGCTTCACGCCAGGAGGCGGCGCGGCGACTGCGGTGGTCTGTTCGATACTCCCGCGGAACGGCCA